AAGCCGCTGCCGAGGCTTTCATCGAGAACCCCGAGGCAGTTACACGGAGCTGCTGGATGTGCGGCGAGTGGACTCTGGGTTATGAGGTGCGCTTGTGACTAAGCCTAAATACGCAGCGGTTGAGTTCGCTCGCATCCGAAGGCCGCGCATTAGTCTTCGCGATCAGCCAGACAGGCTTTCACCTGAAGGCTTGTGGATGGACTCATGGACGATTGATCGAGGCAATTTTCTTGAGGACAACCACAGTCTTGCTGGCCGTTTGTGGCACGGAGTCACATCCAGATGCAATGAGCGCAGTATGCACCAGAGAAACAATCCTCGATACCGAGGGTGTGTGCTGGGTTTTGAGTCTTTTCAAGAATTTGCTGGCTGGTGCAACCTGCAATATGGGTATGGGTTCCGCGACGAAAACGGCATGAAGTGGGAAATCGACAAAGACATCCTTGTGCCGGGAAATCGTGTCTACGGCCCAGGCTTGTGCTGTTTCGTTCCACGAAGAATAAATAGTCTCCTAACATTTTCTTCAAAAATGCGAGGAGACTTCCCGCTAGGCGTTGGGTCCTTCAAGGGCGACCCGAAAACTCTCCGGGCAAGGGTCAGGATTGGAGGCGGGAAAAGCCAGCACCTGGGCATATTCAAATCGGCCCACGAAGCTCACAAGGCGTGGCAGCACGCTAAATCAACCCTCATCCGTGAAGAAGCGTCTCGGCTCCCTGCAGAGATGAGCCATGTTGCTGAAGGCCTCTTGGCCCACGCAATGCTTATTGAGGAGGATATGCGCAATGGCCTGGAGACCCTCCGGTAGCTGGGCATGCCTTCGCGGATCTTTCCTCACCCTCACCTTCTGCACCGCCTTCATGCTCGCCAGCGCTCTGGCTGGCCACATCACCCAGTAACCAACACATCAGCGCCCACCGCATGGATGGCGCGGGAGATTCTGCATGTCTGAACAAAAGCACACACCGGGCCCATGGATCGCACGCCAGGTTGGCGGACCAGGCTTCCCTGGTCAGATCGGCTACGCAATCGACTTCAACGCCGACCAAGAGCAGGTCGTTGACTTCGTCTACGAGGAGGCCGATGCGCATCTCATCGCCGCAGCGCCAGACCTGCTCGCAGCTCTTCGCTATGCGCTTGAGGCGCTGGCGCATTGCAAGGCGGACAAAGGCTACTCAGGCATGCAGGCAAAGGCCGCCCGCGCAGCAAACGACGCTATCGCAAAAGCTGGAGGTCAACCATGAGCAATGAAAGCAAAACCCACTTCAAGAAGGCCTTCAACAGCCCGTACTTGAGCAGCGCCGATGTCGTCGGCCACATGACCTTCACCATCGCCCGTGTAGCGCTCGAGACGGACAAAACCAAGAAGACCAAGGACCAGTTCAACACTGCCTATTTCGCTGAGCGCGAGATCCGCCCGGGCGAGAAGCTCAAGCCGATGATCCTGAACGTGACCAATAGCAAGACGCTCAAGGCACTGACGGGATCGCCCTTCATCGAGGACTGGCAAGGCGTGCGTGTGACCATCTACGTCGACTCCAACGTGAGGTTCGGCCGGGAGGTGATGGAAGGCCTGCGCATCAGTCCCAAGGCGCCGACGGTGGCGTGGCTTACTCCGGATAACCAGAAAGCCTGGGTCAATGCCAAGAACGCATTCAAGCGCGATGGCAATCTCGATGCAGTGCTTGCCCGCCTCGCGATGAGTGACGAACACCAGCAACAGCTCATGCAGGAGTGCGCCAATGAATCGGCTGTGGCATGACATCGAGCAGAACACCGAGGTTTGGCAGGCGCTGCGGACCGGTAAGGCCACGGCATCGAACTTCGCCTGTTTCATGGCGAACGACGGCAAGGCATTCGGTGATCCGGCCAAGCGGTACGCCCTTCAGCTCGCGCTGGAGCAGATCACCGGGCGCAAGGCTGAGTACGGATTCAAGAACGCCGAAACCGAACGCGGCCACGAGCAAGAACCGATCGCCAGGATGCTCTACGAGGATGAGCGTTTCGTAGGGGTCACCAACGGTGGGTTCTTCGATCTCGGCCAATACGGCGACTCGCCAGACGGTCTTGTGGGCAACGACGGAATGATCGAGATCAAGTCGGTGATCGCCCCAGTGCACTACGAGACGCTGCGCCGTGGATCTTTCGATCCAGCTTATCGCTGGCAGCTTGTCGGTCACCTGGATTGCGCCGGACGCGACTGGGTGGACTTTGTCAGCTACTGCTCTGACTTTCCAGAGCCTGGCCAGCTCATCGTCTACCGGCGCGACCGCGACGACTTCAAGGAAGAACTGCAGCGGCTTACTGAGCGCCGCGAGAAATTCCTCGAACTGGTCGCCGAGGTTAAGCAATCCATTGTGGAGGGCATTGCAGCATGACCGACAACTACATCCTGGCCGGCGCCGAGCGCCAGGCCCAGCTTGAGGCGGCCAAGTCCGCCTTCTTCGCCCAGGGCAAGACGATCCTAGTTCTGCCATCGTGCGGCGACGGCTTCCCGCCAGAGCGCCAGGAAGAAATCGACCCATCCACCGTTCTAAGTCGGCGCCGCAGCAAGCTCTCGCCGACAGAGCGCTCTTTCTTACGCAGACTGGCGGACGACCTATGAGCAAGGTGCGCAAGCCTCACAACCTCCGCGCCCGCATCGAGCGGGCCTGTCGGTCCTTGCTGGTCACGAACCACGTCGCAGTTGTCAGCATCGACCCTAGCGGTCAGCAGGTGCTGATGAACTGGAAGTCTTGCCGGCAGATCCGCAGCCGGCAGATCGTCGACGCGGTGTGCGACATCCCGCACCGCTGGACCATCTACCTGAGCGTGATGTGCCAGAAGCCGAACGGCGAGCAGTACTGCAAGTCGATCGAGGTCGCGCCCCAGGGCAACTACCTGTCCTCGCACATCACCGACGTGATCGAGGCGACCTACGCCGATCTTCGCGGCCAGGCCAACCCGAACCACCTGGTGGCGTCCGGCTGGATCGCCATCCCTACTGAAATGACCATGGACGAAGCGCAGGCCGCCAGGCTGTTCGCGACCGTGGGTGCTTGGAATCAGCAGAAGGCCGCATGAGACCCATCCGAAAAATCACGCAGCAGCGCCGACGCCAGCTGCACCTGCACTTGCCGCCTAGCGGCCTGGAGGAGCCAAAGCATGGCCATGACGCCGAAAGAGCGCGACGAGAAGCGCAAGAAGAAAGAGAGCAAGGCCGGCATTGAAGACTTGCGCATGAAGGCAGGTCGAGGCACCCGCCAGGCGCTGTCCGAAATCATGGGATGGGCCGACGTCGAAGAAAATGGCGAGGCCATGACCCTGCTGATCCACCGCATCCATGAATTAGGGCCTGAAGCGGCCCTGCACTTCCTCAGTGCGCCGCGCCACGAAATAGTTGTATCGGATTTTGTGGCGCGCAGGCTCGACCGGTTTCGCATCGGACGCGAGCTGCGGGCGCCGGACCTGATGCTGGGCGACGACCCAAACGATTCGGGCCTGTACCTAATCCAAGAGTTGATAAACTAGAAAACAGTTACCGAAACCGGTCCTGATACCAGCTGACCATCATCGTAGTCTGGCGCAGATATGAAAGCTGCTTTAACCCCGGGGTTTCGCTTTACAAAGCCAGGCGACAAGTCAGCCAATGGTTCGGCGACCTCTATGTAGTATCCGCATTCGGAATCGCCATCTACTTTGTAGAACGTCAAGTCGCCAGGGAGGCTGATCGTCGCGGATGGCTCTAGCCTACGCAGGTGTTCGATAAGCTCTTCCACAGTAAGTTCTTCACGAGACATCTCTTCTCCTTGGCCCGGCCCCATGCCGGTCATCCGTAATACCCCATCCCAAACCAAATAGCCACCATGCCGCATCCGGCCACGGAGGGCGGCGCATGCATGGAGAGAACCATGAGCCAGTTCTACCTACAGGACAGCCGCAGCCATACCGGAGACGGCCTCATGTTCTGGGCCTTGGGCGGCGGCTACACCACCAACCTCGACCGGGCCGAGCTATTCACCAAGGATCAAGCCTGCGGTCATCGCGATACCGACATCCCTTGGCCAAAGAATTACGTCGACGCCCGCGCACACCTCGGCATAGACCACCAGTACATCAGGCTGGACGAGGCCCGCGACCATCTGGGCCCGAGCTGCACAGTTGTCTTGCAGATACCTGGCCACTGGAACGGTAATGACATTGCCTTGGCGCACTGGCCCATTGGTCATACCTACCGATTCGAGAAAGCCCACCGCCTCACTCTTGAGGCTGCCCAGGCGATCGGCAACACCCCAGAGGAAGCGGTGATCTGGCCAGTGGCTTACCTCGAGGAAAAGGCCCGGCGCCTGGTGCACAAGCGGGACGTAAACATCAAAGAGGCCCTGCAAGGCACCGGCATTCAACTGACCAGGGCAAAGCGTCGGCAGTCGGCAAATATTCAGAATTGCG